GAGTACCGACGGCTTGATAGGTTTGCAATTGGAAATTGTCTGATGCGATGAATTTCTCAACCAAGTTAGCCAGCCTTTTTGCTCGTGGAGCATTTGCCATTTCGAGGTATGGTTCGTCACGTGCGCGATCGAAGGTTAATTCGAACCCGCTATATTCAACCATAGTTCGGAATTGCTTACTAATGGTAAGAGGACGAATAACTTGAACTAGCGATTCAGAAGTAGCGGTGGCGCCCTCTCCCGCTAGAAATCTTTCTTCTAAACGATAGTTAATGGTTTGGCCGGTAGCGAATTTTAAATTCTTAAAATCGCCTTCGAGATTTCTATTCGCGGTTCTTGCAAAAGCTAAGCTATTCCAGAAACGAACAAAGACGTCATCTAACACATACTGTGTAGTTTGAAACATATTAGGCATAATAAATCCAACCTATAAGACAAATGATTACAACGCTCAATGATGAGCACTATTTCCCTTTGTCCGACGGCAGACAGAATACACGCCTTATTAGTTGCTTAAATGACGGAATTTAAGTCTAGAGATACGCGTCAATGATGATATTACACAATTTCAATGTAAGTTCCAATGCTTTATAATTAATCATCAAGCCTAGAGCCCCAACTCGAAAAGATAAGCCCCCGGCTTATCAGGCTTGAGCTATTAGCGCCCTCGATTCTTATTAAACTGCTGTTGTCTCTTGGCGTTCGATTGAGCAATCAAATCCTCTACGGTCGGCTCTCTTTTCACTTTTCGCTCTATAACCAAGTCTTCTTGAGTCTTTCCCAGTGGTCTTGGGGTCTTGGTCGCGGGTCTGGTTTGTTTCAATTTTTCCTCTAACTTGCCCATTTCTACCATTTGAGCTGCTCTATTGGGTAATTCAGATATGCGCTTTAGCTCTTGAGGCATTCTCTTGGCGGCAGCATAAATAAAAGCAGATGGATCGTTAACGCCCGCAAGCGCTTCTGTCATGCTATCCGTAATAGGCTGGGCTGATACCACATCAACAAAATCATTAAATCTGCTCATTCCTGATTGGAACTTATATTGGAATTCAGAGCGCTCTCTCTGCTCTCTCGCCTGATGAAACTCTTGTTGCTGCCTTTGCTCTCTTTGTATTATAACTTGCTCAGTAAAGGCCGCTAATTGCTGCTGCCAGCTCTCTCCGCTATCGGCATTGTATTCAAACCCAGCTTGCTGAGCCTGCTGGGCTTGCTGCTGAGTAGGGGGTTGGCTATTGCGCTCTAATCTAGAAAGCCGCTCTCTAACAATTCGATTGGCGTATTCATCTGCTTCTTCTTGAGTATATTGGCGGCTTTTTGGTTTTTCATTGCCATATTCATCCGTTGACGCAAGCTCTGTAGGCTCAGCAGACTCGGGAGTTTCTTCTTCATCATTAGGTTGCGCCTCTTCCGGTTCTGGTTGAGCAGTTTCACGTGAAACATCTTGAACGATATCTTCACTTTCCTCTAAGACAGGAGGAAGCGGTGTGGATTGCGGCAATCCTGCGGCAGCATTCGCCAATACATCATCAATACTGCTAATTTCAGACATTATTTACCCTTTTCTGATGGTTGCTAACTAATAATTTGGTTATGTTGTCGGCATGCGATATTGCATTATCACTGTGCGTTCTATTCATTTCAGCCATATATCTAAGCTTTTGTTCTTCAAGCTTTGCTGCAATCTCTAATCTATCCATCTCAAGTCGGATTTTTTCCATTTCCATCTTGGATTGATTCTCTTGCAGCTTCATTTGAAGTTCTTGTTTCTTGATATCAATTTGTTGTTTCTTGAATTCAGCTTCAGCCATTGCTGCTTGAGCCGCAGGGTCGATGCGCTGCTGCTCTTTAGGCATCTCACCTGTTTTACCTGCCTGTAGGATTTCAGGTGGCACAATAGTCTTGAGACGATTCTTAATTTCAATAGTATTAACCAATGGAAGATTCTCGGCATATAAATCAGCAAACAGATTGAGCAATTGCGGATTGGCTGATAGGACCATATTGAGTGATTGCAACGCCTCTGCTTTCTGGCCTTCATAGCTTGGACCGGCTTGGAGCCTTACTTCAAAGCTGCCTTTGGATAAGTCATTCTTTATTTTGCTGCCGAACTCATCCATTTGCTGATTAACGACGATATTTTGACGTCCTTTATCAGGAGTCATTAGGCTCATTACGCGTTCAGTGTCATAAACACGGGGTATCATTTGGTTGATGATAGCGCCACCAGCAGTGATAGCTCTATTAACTGAGTTGAAAGCCACATATGTCGAATAACTTCCCTGCCTTGTTCTGGCATCAATTGCTGCTCCGGATATTTCGTTTCCTTGTTGACCCATTCTGGATGGATATAATCCAGTCGATGTGTACATGTCTTCCACTGCTCTGGTGTATTCGTGCATAAGGCTAGCGGATAGTTCGGGTGGTCGTAATTGCTCAGGTTTTGCGCCTGATGGTGATTCGTCATAGGTTAACATTCCTTTGATTTGCATTGGATCGCGCCATTGTTGGGCTGTATCGTTCGACTGAACGTTCTTTTTGCTACCCATATATTGGTCATAACGTGATATTTTAAGAATATAAGCTGATTGGGTGCCAAGATAATTGAGATAACGTTGAGCATCTACGGCATCAATGATGAATGGACGACAAACTTGTTTGCCATTTTTATCGTAATAACTGTTTTGATCCATAAATACGATAGGCAAATCTTCCGAAGGAAACTCAGCCTCTTCTAATATATATTCGCCAGCTATCTTTCTATGAATAATCTTAGAACGTTTGGATGGCCTGGATTCTTCTATTCTTACCGGCATTCCTTCATCGTAAAGAGTCATCATTTCTGGCTCTTCAACTTCATCGATTACTTCGGCACCCAGCATTTCAGCGTTCGCTTGTTCTGGCATTCCCATTAATTGGTCTATACCAGCTTGTTCGCCCATCATGAATTGCTGTTCAAGCAATTGAGCGCTGAATTCTTTTGATGAAATGATTAATTCATCTAATTCAACTTGATTTAAGGTTTTGCCATTAGAGAGCTTATAAAGGGTGTCGCGCACATAGGAGCGAGAATAATCATCGATGATAGTAATGGAGTTATCGTCAAACCAGGTAAATGGATCGTCGCTGCTCGAACTATCCGGCTCAACCACTAAAGCAATCTCTTCTTGAGAGGCGCCAAGACTGCTAACCGTTGAAATCTCGCCCTCTAATTTCTTGCCATACATTTGCCTAAATTTCTTGCGCGTCATGCGAGATACGTAGCCTGCTCGCATACCATCAGTTTTATTTACATCTTCTGCACCTAAATCCCAATAAGCTCGGGTTGCATCCTTTAGATGCCTATAGACAATGTCTTGCTCAAAGCTTTTATCATGGGTGTAATCGGTATCAATAATAAAAGCCCCAAATCCTCCTACAAAAGCCTGAGCCGCTGCAACTTGATAAACAGTCTTGGCATCAGATGAAAGCATTACATCTTTGGTAATCATTTGGCGCAATTGTGCGGTTTCTTCGTCACAATTGGATAAAGGGACGATTTCAATTTGAGGGGTATTTTGTTGCTGCTCACCAAGCAATGTATTGATTAAGGTTGCCAGTTTATTGAATTGAAGAGGAACCTTGTTAAAGGTTTTGATGAGCATATCTTCTTCTTCATCTTCCCATTGGCGCCCTAAAACGAAGCTATGCATTTGATGATACATATCGATATTATATTTAAAATATTGTCGCCATTTCTCAACCGCTAATCTGGCTTGCTTAGCCAATTTCGGAGCCTTCTTAGCCATGACTTAATTCCCTATAAAAACATACCTGCAGCCCTAGAATCGATTCTTGTGGGAACATAAGTTCCTTCATTCAAGAAATCCCCAACATGGAATGTTAAAGCCAGAGCATCGGCAGTATCGGGCGATTTCATTCCTCTTTTTCGTAAATCATCTTTTGATTCAATTAATAAACGTCCAGAACTATCAAATTTATAGCCCAATGAGGTTAAATCACCCAAGAGCTCATCTGAATCTGGAATTTGTACGGGTAAATCCTGGGCAAGCCACTCCCGCATATCGTGCCAGAGTTCAGCCCTAAGATTGCGGAACTTATCTTTATCATTAGCAGAGCGAGCAACGTTAACGCCCTCCACGCATTCATATCCAATTTCTCTAAGTCTATCGTAAATACCTGCGCCAATACCTATGCAATCAATGCAAACCTTTGATGGATTCTCTTTATCTATGATTCGACGTATCAGTCCAACAAGTTCCATAGTATTCAGATTGAAATGGGTTTCAAGCTTATAGGCCAATCTTCCCTTTCTTCTAATGATTGCCGTCCTATCATGGTCTGAAATGGCTGGATCGATTCCTATCACTAGGGCTGCATGGCTTTCTACTTTAACTTTCCTTGCCCTACTGACCAAATCAACCTTCACAAATCTATCGGCGACTGGATTTCTAAAGGCATCAAGGGCGGTCATTGGATATTCAACAGAGAAAAGCTCAATAGCCGTTTCATGATGATTGCTAAATTCTAAAAGCTTTCGACGGCGCCAATAAAGATGGTTAATCGTCAGCCCATCTTTTTCATATTCAGTTAATAGATTTTGCTCTTCTTCCGTCAATGTAACTGTATCATTCTCTCTGGGGGTAGCTGTATATTCGTTTTGCCAATACCAAGGGATGAAGATGGCCTGGAAATCAGATTGGCCGCTGGTTGCTGAATTCCAAAGGCTATAAAAATGTCCTCCGATTCCGTTGGCCGTGCTTTCCATTATGATTTCAGTGCCTGGCTCGTTAGATACTGCCTGTAAAATTCCTTTGGCATGTTCTTCGGCATGC